GTATTCGTGGCCCCAGAAATTCTACTTATGCACACAATCGAAGAGGTGGCGCAAAAAGATGTGCCTTTTGGAAAGCCATACAAAATCTTAAATGTTTCTGATCTTCCATCAGATCAGTCATTTCGTGATGCGTGGGAAGTTGATGAAGCTGATCTTACCGATGGTGTGGGCGGTGAGCACAATATGTTTATCACTGACCCACAGCATCCTGACTATGTGGCACCAATCGAAGGCGAGGCTTCCGAATGATTAACGTAAACATGGCCAAGGCGGTCGAGATCAAAAAAGACATGATCCGCGAAGAACGCAAGCCAAAGCTAGAAGCGTTGGATGTTGATTTCATTCGCGCCGTTGAGGCCAGTGATACTGCAGCACAGGCTGAAATTTCAGCGCAAAAGCAGGCTTTGCGTGATGTCACGGCTGATCCTCGTATTGATGCAGCTAAGACACCTGATGAACTCAAGGCGATTACACTCGAGACATTGCTTGGCTAAGGAATGAACGATGGCAAACGAAGAATGGCATCTTAGCAAGTCAGTGCCTATCACATTCATAGGCGCTATCATTGCGTAAACCGCCACTACGCTGAGATACAAAAACAGGTCGAGGCGGGTGAGTTGACTATTAAACCTGCAAAATAAGTAGGAGAACTACATGTCTGACGAACAGCGTCTTGACCGCATAGAACAAAAACTAGATAAACTAGCTGACGCTGTAGTCTCACTTGCCCGAATGGAGGAGCGGATGCTTACTCTGTTTAAGCGAATGGACTCGCATGACGGACGTATCACTAAGACTGAAGAAGAGCTAGAAGATATTAGGGGTAAGGTTGGTGTCAACGGACAGGCCTTACGCTTTGCAGAACGTGTTTTCTGGATTGTTGTAGCAGCCGGTGTAACCTACGCCTTCAAGTCCACAGGTAGCTAATGAGACACATCAACGAAATCTTTATCCACTGCTCTGCTACCAAGCCTAACTGGATGGTAGGCTCTACTGCAGACCAGAAGACTGCAGAAATTAGACGCTGGCACGTAGAAGAACGTGGCTGGTCAGACATTGGCTACCACTTCATCATTGACACAGACGGTGATGTAGCCAAGGGTCGGCCAGTAGAACGTGCCGGTGCACATGTCAGAGGCCGTAACAGCAACTCAGTAGGTATCTGTCTTATCGGTGGCTACGGAGGTGCGGCTACAGACAAGTTTGAGGAACACTACACAGAGGCACAAAGAAAAACATTGATGTCTCTGCTTAAGTCCTTGACAGCTAACTATCCTGATGCTAAAATAAGAGGGCATAACGAAGTAGCTGCTAAGGCCTGCCCTTCATTTACCGTAAAAGAGTTTCTTAACCATGAGCAAACCAAAGACGTACAAGAGGGAAGTGGCTACAATACTTCTAGTCTCTCTAGCATTATTAACCTTATTCTGGGTTTACTTCGGAAATGAGATGGCAGGTGAAGCGGTTAAGGTTCTAAACCTACCGATCTTTGCCTTTGCAGGTGCGGCCTTCGGACTAGACTCTGTAGTTAAACAGTGGAATGTTGGTAACGGATGACCTCTGCGGCAGAACAAATTAGACTTGCTGCTGAACAGGATCTGGTAACCTTCATTAAACTGGTAGCACCGGAACAAGTCCTAGGGCAGTGTCACGAGGATGTATGTAACTGGTGGATTAGAGCAGACTCTAAATCCCACCAACTACTTCTCTTCCCACGTGACCACGGTAAGTCTAGGTTGATTGCCTACAGAGTTGCGTGGGAACTGACTAAAGATCCTACGCTACGTATTCTCTATATCTCTGCCACTGCTAACCTTGCAGAGAAACAGCTAGGCTTCATCAAGGGTATTCTTACCTCTGATATCTACAGACGCTACTGGCCTCAGCATGTACACGCAGACGAGGGTAAGCGTAGCCGGTGGACTACAAGCGAGGTTGCCCTAGACCACCCACTGCGAAAGAAAGAGAATGTCAGAGACCCTTCTATCTTTACTGGCGGTCTTACTACTTCTCTTACCGGTATGCACTGTGACATCGCTGTTCTTGATGACGTTGTTGTCTATGAGAATGCTTACACAGGTGAAGGCAGAAATAAAGTTAAGAGCCAGTACTCACTCCTCTCCTCCATCGAAGGAGCTAACGCAAAGGAGTGGGTCGTAGGTACCCGTTATCATCCTGCAGACCTCTACAACGACTTGATGCAGATGACCGAAGACCTCTACAATGAAGAGGGTGATAAGGTCGCAGAAGATAATATCTATGAGGTCTTTGAGAGAGCAGTTGAGGACATGGGTGATGGAACTGGAGAGTTCCTCTGGCCCCAACAACAACGTAAAGACGGTAAGTTCTTTGGCTTCAACAGACAGATCCTTGCTAAGAAACGAGGACAGTATCTTGACAAGTCTCAGTTCCGTGCACAGTATTATAATGACCCGACAGACCCTGACAATGTACCGGTAGGGTCAGAAAAGTTTCAGTACTACGAACGTAAGCACCTTAAACAAGAGGGCGGTTTCTGGTACTACAAGGATAACAAACTGAATGTCTTTGCTGCGGTAGACTTCGCCTTCAGTCTCTCCAAGAAAGCAGACTACACAGCGATTGTTGTAGTCGGGATTGACGCAGACAATAACATCTACGTTCTAGACATTGACCGCTTCCGCACTGACCGCATCTCTGAATACTTTGACCATATCTTTCACCTAGTAAGTAAGTGGTCCTTCAGAAAACTAAGAGCGGAAGTTACTGTAGCCCAACAGGCTATCGTAAGACAACTGAAGGAACTAATTAAACAACACGGTTTAAGCCTGTCGGTAGACGAGTTCAGACCTAACAGACATCAGGGTAACAAGGAAGAGCGTATCGCTGCAGTACTTGAGCCACGGTACGACAACCTTCAGATCTGGCACTACAGGGGCGGTAATGTCCAGACACTTGAAGAAGAACTTATGTCCCGCAATCCGCCTCACGATGACCTTAAAGACGCTCTTGCATCTGCAGTAGACATGGCAGTTAAACCTGCCAGACAGGTGAGAAAAGCTAAGGAACAGAACATTGTGTGGGCAGGAAACAGGTTTAGAGGATAACTGAATGGCAGGCGAAACCATCGAACTAGAACACATGCTGTCTTCTGACCATGTGGCTACTGAGATTGCTGATCGGTGGAGAGAGTGGTCTAACCTGCGTGAGCAGAAAGTAGAGGAGTGGAAGGAACTCCGCAACTACCTCTACGCTACGGACACCCGTACGACTAAGAATGCTATGCTTCCTTGGTCGAACAGCACCACCACTCCTAAGCTGACACAGATCATGGACAACCTCCATGCCAACTACTTTGCTACTCTGTTTCCTCAGCGCAAGTGGTTTCGCTTTGAAGCCTCTACAGCGGAGGACAATGTAAAGCGCAAGCGTGATACTATTCAGGGCTATCTTGAGAATAAGGTAAACCAGTCAGACTTTGTTAACACAGCCTCTGACCTGCTCTATGACTACATCACCTACGGCAACTGCTTTGCCACTGTGACATGGGAAGAGAACTACACCTACCTTGAGGAACAGGGTCTTACCCCTAACTACATCGGCCCCAAGGTTGTACGTATCTCTCCCTTCGATATCTGCTTCAACCCTACTGCTTCTGCCTTTGAGAAGACACCGAAGATTATTCGCTCCATCAAGACACTGGGCGAAATCAAGCGGATGGCTGACACAGACGAGAACATTGAGAAGGCCTTTGGTAAGTTGATGCGTGGCCGTGCTGCGGTACGTGGTTCTGACGCTACCTTTGCTAAGTCTGACGGATATATCGCAGATGGATTCACATCCATCCAACAGTACTACGAGTCTGACTACGTAGAAATCCTCACCTTCTACGGTGACATCTACGACAGAGACGAAGACAAGTACCACACCTCTCGCGTAATCACAGTCTTTGACCGTGCCTATGTAGTCTCTAATGAACCTGAGGAAAGCTGGTTAGGCCGCTCTGCTATCTTCCACTCAGGGTGGAGACACCGCCCAGATAACCTCTACGCAATGGGGCCACTCGACAATCTGGTTGGTATGCAGTATCGCATTGACCACCTTGAAAACCTCAAGGCTGACGTGTTTGACCAGATTGCCTACCCGATCCTAAAGATCCGTGGTGACGTAGAAGACTTTGACTTCGAGCCTGCAGCACGTATCTACCTAGGCGAAGAGGGTGACGTAGGTTACCTAGCACCGGACGCAACAGCACTACAGGCTGACATGCAGATCCGTCTGTTGGAAGACAAGATGGAGGAAATGGCCGGTGCACCCCGTCAGGCAATGGGTATCCGTACCGCCGGCGAGAAGACTGCCTTCGAGGTACAGACACTGCAGAATGCAGCAAGTCGTATCTTTGAACACAAGACTGCACACTTTGAGCGTGTATTCCTTGAGCCAATCCTGAACGCCATGCTTGAGGTATCCCGCCGTAACATGAACACCTCTGACGTGATCCGTGTCACAGACGAGGCACGTGGTGTTCAACTCTTCCGTGACATCACACGGGATGACATTGTAGCCAAGGGTAAGATTGTTCCTGTTGGTGCAAGACACTTTGCTGAGAGAGCAAGACGTGTACAGAACCTGCAGCAACTATATCAGCTTAAACTGTCTGATCCTGCTGTAGCCGCCCACATGAGTGGTAAGGAGTTTGCCCGTATCCTCGCAGAGGAACTGGGTGAGCCAACACTATTCAGCGAGAACGTCATGGTAGCTGAACAGCTTGAGACACAACAGGCCGCTCAGGAAGCAGAGATGATCAACTCTGAGCAACTGTCTATTAAAGAGCAGATGGGTATCTAATGCAGTCTATCTGGCTTAAGGGACACAAGGATAAAGACCAACGCAAGAAAGAAGTGATGGCATACCGTAATGCCTTCGATGCGTTGAGAGAGGTTCTCGAACAGGAGTATAAGAAAAAACCTGCTGTTCGTGACTACGAGGTTCCTAACTGGGAACTTAGACAGGTGGCAGTCAACGAGTATAACCAATGTCTTGATGACCTGCTTAAACTTATACAACTAAATAAGGAATAACACATGAGTGTATTCTCTGAGGAGGCGCAACCTAACGCACCGCAAGAGACAGAGCAAACCACAGAGACAACCGAACCTACGGAGTCTTTTGTTGCTAAGCTCGTAGAGGCCAAGGGAGAAAACTGGAAAGATCCTGAGGTACTCGCAAAGGGTAAACTTGAGTCTGATCGTTACATCAGTGAACTAGAGGCTCAACTAAACCAACTGCGAGGCGACCTTAAGAAAGAGGATTATGCAGAAAAAATTCTCCAAGAGATTCGGAATAAGGCCACAGAACCCAACACTGTGAACCAGTCTCTGCCCAATAACGATACTGTTGGCACTGCAGGGGATGACACACCACAATCATCCTTGAGTGAGGAAGACCTGAAGAGCCTTGTCGAAAAGACACTCACGGAGCGTGAGAAGCAGAGTACTGTAAACCAGAACCTAAAAGTCGTAGACGAGGAACTGACCAAGCAGTACGGTACCGAAGCACAGAAGACTATCGCTAAGAAGTCAGAAGAGTTAGGTATCTCTATGGATCGGATGAAAGAGATTGCCTCTGAGTCCCCCACTGCATTCTTCGCTCTACTCGGTGAGGGCAAGAAGAACTTTAATCCTATGGTTAATAGTTCTGTCCGCACTGAGGGTGTTAATCTTCAGCCCTCTACTGAACGTGACTGGAACTACTACCAGAACCTACGTAGAGAAAATCGTGACCTGTACTATACCCCTAAGGTTCAACAACAACTTATGCAAGATAAGCTACGCCTAGGGGAAAAGTTCGGAGCTTAATAGGAGAAAGCTACAATGGCAATGAATACAGCCAACACGACTCTCCTTACTCGCAGTGACATTTGGTCCACTGAGCTTAAGGAGATTCTTCGTGACGAAATGATGGCGCAGCGCTACGTGCGTATGCTTGAAGGCTTCCCTGATGGGGACACCTTCCACATTCCGTCTATCGGTCAAGCACAAGTCGATAACTACAGCGAGGATACTGCTGTAACCTATCGTCCTCTTGACACAGGTGAGTTCACCTTCTCTGTCGATAAGTACCTGTCTTCGGCTACTTACATGACAAAGAAGGCAGAGCAGGACACCTTCTACGGAAACGAACTCATGAGCCGCTTTGTTCCTGAACAGGAACGTGCAATCATGGAGCATTTCGAGTCCACCACTATGGCTGCTGCTGAAGCAGGTGTAGCCGGTAACTCGGCAGAAGCTATCGACGGTATTGCACACCGCATCGCCGGCGGTAACTCTGGTGTTATCGAATTGGCAGACTTTGCATACGCCCGTTATGCACTGAAGAAAGCCAATGTTCCTGATCAGGCAATGGTTGCTATCGTTGACCCATCCGTTGAGTTTATCCTCAACACGCTGACGAACATCGTCAACGTATCGAACAACCCAATGTTCGATGGCTTGGTCCGTGACGGTATTGCAACTGGTATGCGCTTCGTTGCAAACGTATACGGCTTTGACGTGTACACTTCCAACTACCTTGCAGACGCAACTGACTCTGCTCTTGCTGAGCGTGATGGTTCGACCACTGCAGACTTCTCGTCTACCAATGGTAAAGCCAACCTGTTCTTCTCTGCATCGCCAACCGTAAACCCATTCGTGGGTGCATGGCGTCAGATGCCTGAGGTGGACTACGAGTACAACAAAGACTTCCAGCGCCATGAGTTTGTAACAACTGGTCGTTACGGTGTTAAGTTGTACCGTCCTGAGAACATGGTTAGCATCATCTCGAACCCCAACGTGTAAGGAGGACAAGGAATGTCGTACACTAACGCAGATGGCCTCTTGGTTCTCACTGATGGCGCTGCAGGTATTCCTGCAGACAACGGCCTTACGGCTGTTGGCGCTAAGAAAACCATGTTGGTCAACATCGACTTGACAAAAGGCGATCAGGCACTGAACACTGCAACTGATGCAGCTATCCCTGCCGGTTCGTACATCACTGCAGCATCCTTGGTCGTTAAGACTGCTGCTGCCGGTGGTACTAACGTCACTATCGGTCTGATCACTGCAGCCGGTGCAGACATTGATGCCGATGGTATCGATGCTACTGTTGCTACTGCAGACCTCGCAGCCAACAAAGCCGTTGCTTGTGACGGTGCTTTGGTCGGTGGTACCGCAACTGTCGGCGCTGCTGACGGTTACGTTGACATTGACGCAACAGGCACCTTTACTGCAGGTGAGTTGCTCTTGGTCATCGAATACATCGAAGTGTAATGCTTCACTAGGGAATCCCTTCGGGGGTTCCCTTCACTATCTGCAATGTAGACTAAGGGATTACAATGGCAAACGTCAATCACTCAACTCTGACTGATCCATACCTGCACGAGCCTAAGGGTGTAGCCGCAGCCTCCGCAGGGGATGTCTATATTGCTGATGGTGCAGGTAGCGGGGACTGGACTAAACAGCACTCACACATCAATGGTTACCTTGACTTTGATGCGACTACCCCTGCCTACCAACACTCTGTTACCACATCCTACACAGCCCTAGACCCGACCTTTAGCTCTAATCTTGCTGACGGGTTTACAGGGGCTAGCTCACCTAATGCTCGTCTTGTCTACACAGGTACAGATGATACAACCGCGATCTGTAACTTTGTATTTAACTTCAAGCAGGCATCGGGAACTGACTACAACTTTGAACTAGTATTCTACAAGAACGGTTCCTTGATGAACGGTGGGCATATTATTGTAACTGCAAAATCAGGTGAGTGGCGTTCAGCAACTCTCTCAGATATGGTGGCCCTATCAACAGACGACTACGTAGAAGTTTTTGTTAAAGGCTCCTCTTCGTTTACTCTTGATGTAGCCTCTGCTTCCCTCATTATCCATACGGTGCCGGCATGAGAACAACACTCCTCTCTATGGTTCAGTCTATCCTCTCCGACATGGACTCAGAGGATGTTAACAGCATTTCAGATACTGTCGAGGCTCAACAGATTGCCTCCGTTATTCAGGACACGTACT